TTTCAACTGAAGCAGCTTTAAAAACGGCTTTTGCTGATGCTTCTGGAGCAGATGCTTCAATAGCTACTACATAAGGTTTTTCTTTTCCTTTCATAATGTAATTAGGCACTTTTCGGAGTGCCTTTTTTTATGCTTCAAAAACACGAAATAAAAACAAAAAAACGAAAAAAAAGTTATTATAGTAGAATGATTATTTTAACAACAAGTGGAGTACAACAAACGTTTAGTTTCATACCAAGAAGCCAAACCTACGACACTTTAAATTTAACAGACGAACAACTAAATACAACCGTAGCCGTAACAATCCAAGCAAGTACAAATGGCGATTATTACGATACAATTAGTGCCGTGTTCGTACTAAAAGAAGGACACTTCTATAAGCTTGAATTAAAAAACGGTAGTACGGTAGTTCATAAAGACAGAGTATTTTGCACCGATCAACCTGTAGCAACTTATTCAGTAAACAACGGACAATACACAAGCCAAGCATCGAATAACGAATTTATAATTTATGAGTAAGGACATACACATATTAGAATTAGCTGCCTACGAGCAACCAACTATTACAGAAAGTAAACGTGAAGATTGGGTTGAATTTGGCGAATCAAATGATTACTATTCTTTTTTGATTGATTGCTACACAAATAGCACGACACAGAACGCTATTGTAAACAACACGAATCGTTTAGTATACGGAAAGGGCTTAAGTGCATCAGACGCGTCAAGAAAGCCAAATGAGTACGCTTCTATGATGGCTTTGTTTAGTAAGAAATGCACACGACACCTTGTAAGCGACTTAAAGCTCTTAGGTCAATGCGCTATGCAAGTTATTTACACAAAAGACAGAAAAAAAATAGCACAAGTTGAACACATACCTGTACAACTTTTAAGGGCTGAAAAGTGCAACGAAGAAGGCGTAGTAGAAGCTTATTATTATAGTGATGATTGGACAGATACTAAAAACTATAAGCCACAAAGAATACCAGCTTTTAATACTTCAAAAGAACCGATTGAAATTTATTTTGTCAAGCCGTATAGTGTAGGTTTAAAGTACTATGCTTTGCCCGATTACATCGGTTGTTTACCTTATTGCACACTTGAAGAATCAATCAGTGAGTATCTAATCAATGAAGTAAATAATGGGTTCAGCAGTAGGAGTGTTATCAACTTCAACAACGGGCAACCAAGCGAAGAACAACAAAGACTAATAAAAAACAAAGTTTTAAATCAACTTACAGGAACAAACGGAAGCAAGGTCATTGTTAGTTTTAACAACAACGCAGAAAGCAAAACGACTGTTGACGCAATGCCAGTTAATGATGCTCCAGACTTGTACTCTACACTTGCAGAAGAATGCTTAAGAAAGATAATGCTTGGAAATAACGTAACAAGCCCTTTATTATTTGGAATTGCAAGCAGTAACGGCTTTAGTTCTAACGCTGATGAATTAAAGGACTCTTTCGTTCTTTTTGACAATATGGTAATTCGACCAATGCAAGAACTTTTATTAGATGCGTTTGATGAGCTACTTGCTTATAACGGCGTATCTTTAAACTTGTACTTTAAAACGTTAAAGCCTTTAGAATTTACAGATTTGAGTGGTATAATGAACGAAGAGCAAATTGAAGAAGAAACAGGTTTAGAATTAAGTGAAGATACAAGGCCTGTATTGAGTGATGAATCTGGCGAATTGATTTTAGACCATTTAAAAGGCGAAATAGTAAATCAAGAATGGGAAGAGGTTGATGAATTAGACAGCGAAAACACGGATTTGACCGATGAGGAATGGGCTGCTTTGTGTATTAAGGAAAATAAAAGCTTACTAACTAAGCTAAAAGATGAAATATACAGCACTAATAACGGCAGCGCGTTCAGTTATTTAGATTCTAAAAACTACAAGATAAGATACAGGTATGCTGTAGGCTCAAGGAAGGCGCTAAAAAAAGGTAATAAGTCAAGGCCATTTTGCCAAAATATGATGAGGCTGTCGAATAGCGGTATTGTATACAGGCTAGAAGACATTGACAGAGCGTCGAGAGAAGGTGTAAATATGCAGCTTGGACATAAAGGGCAGCCGTATGATTTATTTAAGTACAAAGGCGGTGTTTACTGCCGCCATATATGGAAGAAAGTGCTTTTCAGATTAAAGAAAAACACAGAACCAAGTGGAGACTTACTAGATTACAAGCGAACAAGAGAAATACCTAAAACGTATAATAAAAACCCAAGAGGAACGGCTCAAAGCGTAGTCGCTCCAGTTAATATGCCTAATCAAGGCGCATATCCTAAATAAAAAACTATGGCGACGGCATTATTAATTACAAGAGACGATATAGTAAGGTTTACAAACGTGAATGGGAATGTGGATGTTGATAAATTCATTCAGTTTTGCCTCATATCGCAAGATATTCATATTCAATCTATGCTTGGCACAAAGCTACTTGAAAAGATACAAGCAGACATAATTGCTGGTAGTTTAGCAAATCCGTATTTAAACTTACTTACCAAATACATAAAACCTGTTCAAATCCATTTCGCAATGGTAGAATACTTGCCTTACGCAGCTTATACGGTGGCAAATAAAGGCGTATATAAACACGGAGCAGAAAATAGTGAAACCGTAAGCAAAGACGAAGTAGATTTTATGATTGAAAAACAACGTCAAACTGCTATGCACTACAAAGAAAGATTTGTAGACTATATTTGTAACAATAGTTCATTGTTTCCAGAGTATAGCGACAACGATGCAGAAGATATGTTCCCTAATAACGATACAAACTTCACGGGTTGGTGTTTATGAAGAAAAGAAAGTATACTATAAAAAAACGAAACATAATTCGTTTAGAAAAGTTTTTAAACAAAATAGAAGATGGCAGACATAAAGATAAGTGCGCTAACGGCAAAGGGTGCTAATTTAGCAACTACAGACCGTTTTGCAATAGCAGAAGTAGGTGGTGGCTCTTTCAATAGTAAGCACGTTACTGGCGAAGAAATTATAACTGCTGCTAATTTAGTTACTGCTCGCGCAGTATCTACTACATCACATACATTAGCTTTAGCAGATGCACATAAGTTTATTCAGTTTGATAATGGTAGTGCAATAGCTGTGACAGTGCCTACAAATGCATCGGTGGCTTTCTCAACAGGCACACAAATATTATTTAGTCAGCACGGTGCTGGTCAAGTGACGTTTGCAGCTGCTGGTGGTGTAACTGTTAGGGCTGCTGGAGGTAAATTAAAAACAACGGCACAATATAGTATGGGTAGTTTGATTAAGATAGCTACAGATGAATGGTATATAACAGGAGATTTAACAACGTAATGCAGATAGCAACACACGGAATATTAGCATCAAGTGCAAGTGCAGTAGCAAGTTTCAGTAATGTAAAAAGCTTGGTCTTTGATGGTGTAGACGATTTTGTAAATATAGCTGATAATGACAATTTATCTTTTGGAGATGGCTCAAACGATTCTGCCTTTTCTATAAGTGCGTGGATTAAAGCAACAGTTAAGAACTTTATAATAGTTTCTAAAGATGTCAGCGGAGCAGACGAATATTTATTTTATATTAATTCGCTAAATCAACTTTCTTTAGTTCTTTGCGATAATACAATTTCAAATAGACGCAGTCGCAATAGCGGAAATATTAGTTCAAATTACAATAATTGGATTCACGTTGTGGCTACTTACAATGGTGTTGGAGGCACAAACGCAGACAATGGAATAAAACTATATTTAAATGCAGTACAAGTTGATTCTGGTACTAATAATGGTGGCTCATATACTGCTATGCACAACGGAAGCGCACCTGTAACTATAGGCAACTACAATTCTTCTTTATTTGCCAACGGTCACATTGACGAAGTAGCAATATTTAATTCAGAATTAAGCGCAAGTAATGTAACAAACATATATAATAGTGGGAACCCAGCCGATTTAACAAGTTTATCACCAATTAGCTGGTATAGAAATGGAGATGGTGACACATTTGCAACTTTGAATGATAACGGTAGTGCATCCAACAACGGAACAATGACTAATATGACAAGTGGTGACATAGTAACTGATGTACCATAAACAACAAAAAAACGAATTAAAATGGCAGTAACAAACGGATGGGGACAAGCAGCAGTAAATAATACCATTGACTATGGCAAAGGTAAAACTACGGCTACAAACGATTGGGGCAAAATATACGATTCAAGCGCAAGTGGTGATACAAGTTTAGGAACGGCAACGACATTTCCAAATACCAAGAGTATATTGCTGGATGGAGTGGATGACTTTGTAGACTGTGGCGACAATAACAATTTAAGTTTTGGAGATGGTTCTAATGATTCACCATTTAGCATTTCTTTATGGGTGAAGTTAAGCGGCACAAACTTTATAGAAGCGGCTTTGTCAAAGTATGGAATATCAAGCAAAAGAGAATATATCGTTTATATAGTCAATCAAAAAGTAAGATTATTAATTATAGATGCATCAGCAACAGCACATAGACTTGTAGAAACAAGCAATGCGATTAGCGTTGGTTCTTGGGTAAATATAGTTTGTGTGTATAATGGTGTGGGTGGAAACAATGCTGAGAACGGAATAAAAATATATATAAATGGAAGTTTATCAAGTACAACTTCATCAAAAGGTGGTACTTATGTAGCTATGGAAAACACATCGCAGCCATTTCAGATTGGAAGATATTTTAACGGCGCCCAATATTTTGCAGGAAATATGGACGAGGTTGCGGTATTTAATTCAGAACTTTCTTTAAGTGATGTGACTGCAATTTACAATTCAGGCGTTCCTGCTTCGCTTTCAAGCTATTCAAGCTTGGTTTCTTGGTGGAGATGCGGGGACAATGATACTTCGCCAACACTTACTGACAATGGTTCGGGAGGCAATAACGGAACAATGACAAACTTTACGGCATTTTCAACAGATGTACCAACTTAAATAATATGAAAAAACAAGCAGAAACATACGCAATAATTAACATCGCAGATTTATCAAACATCGACTTTTCGCAAGTAGGTGAAAACAACGAAAACACGATTAGAAAATCTATTGACGAATCGCAGTTTGTAATTAAGTGGAATACAACACCTACATTTATAACAGATGGCACGGTAACACCATTGCAAACTTTAAACCATTCAGAAGCACTTACTTTAATGGCTACAGAAGCTTGGAGTGAACCTATAGAAATATAATAATGAGACACACAAACATACTTGCCGTATTATATTTTTTTAGTGGTTACTTTGCTGCTATAACAATGTTGTTTAGTGCGCAATTACACTTACAAGCCTTTGCGGTTTTCTTTGTAATTTACTTAACTTATATGCTTGTAGAACAACTTGAACAATGAAAGAACAGTTACTTTTGCTGATAACTAAAACTAAACTATATTCAATGCAACTATTAACCGTTGTTAGCAGCTTCTTTTTGCCTATTTATGGCATATTAATTTTAATCTTTTTTTGTATTGTATTTGATACAATCACAGGAATTTGGAAAGCCAAAAAAACGAAAACACCCGTAACCAGCCGTAGACTTTCGGCAATTATTTCGAAAATACTTTTGTACGAAGCAACCGTAATGCTTTTTTATTTAATGGACTATTACTTACTAAATGATATTGTATTAACGTTCTTTAGTATTGAGTTACTAACTACTAAAATATTGGCTTTAGTTCTTGTTTCTGTAGAATTAATTTCTATAAACGAAAACTACAAAGCCGTGAAAGGAATCGACTTGTGGGCTTCACTTAAAAACTTATTTGCACGAGCAAAAGAAGTAACAAGCGACTTTAAAAACATTAATGAGAAAAATAAATAAAATCATTGTTCATTGTACTGCTACACCAGAAGGACGGCATCACGACGTAGAAGATGTTAGACGTTGGCATTTGGCACGAGGGTTTAACGACATAGGCTATCACTACTTAATACATCTTGACGGCTTTATTGAAGCTGGAAGACCTGTAGAAAAAAAAGGCGCACATTGTGCTTATCAAAATAGTGATTCGATTGGTATTTGTTACGTAGGTGGAATGACTAAAGATATGAAGCATCCTAAAGACACAAGAACGGATGCACAAAAAAATTCTTTGATTGAATTGATGCAAGAGTTAATGTATAAATACAATAAGGATATGACTATACACGGTCACAACGAATTTGCTAATAAAGCTTGCCCGTGTTTTAATGTAAAAACAGAATATGCGATTATTTAGTTTATTTTTGATTTTAGGGCTTTATTCGTGTTCAGCGAAGTATCACTATAGGAAAGCACTTAAAAAGGGCTTAGAAGTGCTTAAAACAAGCGACACGATACGAATTAGCACAATAGATTCTATTCCTGTAATAAAACACGACACAATAGTTTACCAAAAGTTCTTTAGTTCTAAAGATACCGTAGTAATGTATAAGAATGTTTTTGTACCTCAAACACGTTTAGAAACACGAATAGAATATAAGCTAAAGCGTGACACTTTAAAAATGATTACAAGAGTAGAAGTACACAAAGCAAAAGCAGATGCCAAAATAAACAAGAAGCCAAACTATTGGGGTATGCTTATATTTATTGCTTGTGTTTTTCTTGTTGGTTTGTTTGGCACTAAGTTGCTAAAGAAATACTTATGACAAATAAGAGGTTTAGATTAACACCAGACGAAGCAGAAATACTATTTAAATACAGAGGTTTAAAAGAAGCTGCACAAGAAGCTGGTGTAGGTGTAGAAAGTGTTAAACACGGATGGCTTAAAACTAAACAAGCAAGTTTATTTTTTAAGAACCCACTACATAAAGACGAAGCAGAAAACAAGCTTGAAGAATTAAGTAAAAAACTTGTAGAAGACTTAAAAGAATTTGCACCAAACTTTCCAAAGTTAGTACGACAAGAAAAGCAAAAAGAGTATTTACTCGTAATTGACCCAGCAGATATACACATAGGTAAACTTGCAGATTCATTTGAAACAGGCGAAGACTATAATAACCAAATAGCAGTTAAACGAGTAAAAGACGGGGTACAAGGCATCTTAAACAAAGCCAAAGGGTTTCCAATAGAAAAGATTTTGTTTATAGGTGGCAACGATATTCTTCACATAGATACACCGACAAGAAATACAACAGGTGGCACACCACAAGACACGGATGGAATGTGGTATAGTAATTTTTTAATAGCGAAGCAACTTTATGTAGATATTCTTATGCAGCTTATTTCAGTAGCAGACGTTCATTTTACATTTAATCCAAGTAACCACGACTACCAAACAGGATTTTTCTTGTCCGATGTCATAAAAACGTATTTTAGAAACTGCCAAAACATAAGCTTCGATTGTTCAATAGCACATCGTAAAGGTTATAAATACGGAAAAAACTTAATAGGAACTACACACGGAGACGGTGCTAAACATCAAGATTTGCCGTTGTTAATGGCTCAAGAATTTCCGATTGAATGGAGTGAAACACGATATAGATACGTTTACACGCACCACGTTCACCACAAAACAAGTAAAGACTACATCGGAGTAACCGTTGAAAGCTTACGTTCACCAAGCGGCACGGATTCTTGGCATCACAAAAAAGGCTATCAACACGCACCTAAAGCCGTTGAGGGGTTTATACACCACAAAGAAGACGGACAAGTAGCCAGATTAACACATTTATTTTAAAACATAACTTGTTGTTTTATAGAACATTATAAAATAATTGTAACTTTTATTGTTAAAAAGTTTAATAAAATTGTTAATTAATAGAAAAAGATTATTATATTTGTGTATACAAATTAATTAAAACACTTATGAAAACACGAATGGAAAAATTAGAAATTTTAGTAGGACTTGAAGAGGGCATACAATCTTTTAAAGACCGAATAGAACTAAAGCACGATAGTATTAACGGACAAGGTGGTACGTTTAAAGAATTGCGTGACAAATACACGGATGATATACACACGTATAAGCTATGTATTAAACGATTAGAACAACGATTTAACAAAGTAAGAAAAACACTTAAATAAGAAATATGAATAAGCAAGAAAGAAAAGAAGCAAAAACAGAATTGATTACAAGTGCCATTTTTATATGGTCGTGCTTTATTGGTTATTATTTAATTATGAAAATTATTACGCTATGAGTAAAGAAATAAGAAAACGATTACAAGACATAAATACGTTTATGAGTACAACTACAAACGAAACGTACTTTGTAGGAAAAGACGAACAAGGCACAGAATTTAATATTGTATTTAACACTGTAGAATTGTTAGAGTGGCTTGATATTGATTATATGAAAGACGCAACCAAGAAATACATTGAAAATTTATAAGCTATGAGTTACGAAATACAAATAGATCATAAAGACGATGAAATTGTAGCCTTTACAATTAACGATACACCGTGTCAAGTAGAAATAGAAGTAGAAATAGGCTCTGAACAATATCCTGTAAGCTACAATAGCTTTACAGATGACATAACGTATGCAGAAAGCGATACGATTTATTACCACGTTAAATGCGAAACTTTGCTATGTGCTGGACTTGTTTACTATAACGACAAAGATATTTGCACGGCTTTAGAACAACAATTAAATATAGTATGAACGACATACGCATAACATATACTGAGCATAAAATTGGCAATAGTAAAAGTGTAGTGCGTAAAGTTTTAAATGTACACAACAAAGTTATGGGACATAAAGACGAACAATATTACAAAACAGAATTAGAAATGCTAAAGATTAAAAAATACGATTACGAATCTTTAAGCGAAGACGAAAAAATAATTTATAACAAAAACAAATAAACAATGAGTATAAGCAATCCAATTTTTGAGTATTATCGAAAACAACAAGCGAAGATTCAAGAAGCAAAGCAGCTACTTGAAAAAAACGGATTTACCGTAGATGAAAAAGACAAAGCGATTAATCAAGAAATACACCGACTAAAAAGCCAACTAACTGGCAACGTGTCGGAAGACGTAAACACGAATAAAGATATTGCAAGATTAAACCGAATTAAATTACAAGGCGAATGATGACAATGGAAGCACTTAAATTGGAGTTCTGGGATAGTTTCAACGAAGAACTATATTGCAATTACTTAATACAAAAAGACGAACGAATGAACACTTATAAAATAATATACAAATATTACAAAGGCAGCGACACAAGCGCAGAAATGTGCCACGCAATTAAATACGTTCAAGCAGATGATAGGCAAGAAGCAATAAAAGCTTTTGGCTTGTGGGAAAAGTTAATCATAAGCATAGAAAAAGTATGAAGAAATGTTTTGAATATATTTACACGCTTATAATCAATCTACTTTATGGAAGACTTAATTAGAAAAGTGAAACATCACATACGAAAAGACGGACTAAAATCTAAATGTAGAAAGCCATACTATACACATCGAAGAATGTACCTTTTTAATCTTTTAAGAAACGCTGGTGTAACTTATAGCCGTATAGCTGAATTATTTGATTTAAACCACGCTACGATCATTCACGGTATAAAACGATATGAGAATCTTAAACAAACACGAGACGCGTTCTTATTGCTTGACATAGCCGATTACGATGGCAAGTTTCAACTACATAAACACGAATACAATTTGAAACGTGATATTTTAAAATCTACTACAATAAGAGATTTAGAAATAATAAAAGGAAGAACAGAAAAAGGGCTATATAAAGAATTAATTTAATATATTTGTACAGTCGGCGGGACAATCAAAATTTTTTAAGTGTGACGTTAGTAGGAAATCCCGCCTTCCGAAAGCGTTGCACTATTTTTTTTATAATACTATGAACATTTTGAAAAAAGCAAATGAGATTGTAAATAAACGGTCTGAAGAAAAAGAAAGGCAATACGGTGATTTTATTGAGTGCATGACAAAAACAGCGCGGATAGCGTCTGAATTATCAAATAAAAACATTACAACAAACGATGCTTATAACGTTTTGATTGCACTAAAATTGGCAAGGCAATCGCATTGCCATAAAGAAGATAATTTATTAGATGCAGTTGCATATCTTGGTTCATTGAATGAATTCTTAAATAAAAAATTATGAGCAATATATTTGAAACAGAATACAAACAGCTTTTAATGCGTTGTTTATTAAAAGGAGAAATTATTGAAAATCGAACGGCTGTAAAAACGCATAGTTTATTTAATCAAAATATAAACATAGATTTAAAATACGGTTTTCCTATTGTTACTGGTAAAAAAATATTTTTTCAAAAAGCGTTAAGTGAGTTTAAATGGATATATGAAGGCCGCGTTGATTTAGATTATTTAAATAAAAATAATATTAATTGGTGGAATGATTTTGCAAAAAACGGTAAACTAGGCAAAATATATGGCTATCAAATACGAAAATTTAATGGAGTTTTTGATCAAGTAAAATACGTAATAAATGAAATTAACAATAATTCAAGAAGAGCTTTAATAACATTATGGAACCCAACTGACCTTAAAGAGCAAGCGTTGCCTTGTTGTTATACGCAATTAAACTTTGTACGTATTAATAATAAATTAAATATGTCAATTAATTTTAGATCATCAGATTTGTTTTTAGGCTTGCCTTACGATATAATATTTGCGGCTTTGTTTTTATATACAATTGCTAACGAATGTAATTTAGTGCCAGCAAATTTAGGTTTAAATATAGCAAATGCGCATATTTATATAAATCACGAAAAAGCAGTTCAAGAGTATTACAGAAAACCGGTTTATAATTTACCGGAATTAAAAGGAACATACAATAATTATGAATTAAAAAATTATAAATCAGGAGAATTAATAAAAGCAAAATTAGTATTATGAATAGATTTGAATTAATAAGGCAATGGGCAAACGCTAAAGGGATATATACGAAAGGTGACCCAAAAACACAAACTTTAAAATTATTAGAAGAATCAGGTGAATTAGCAAAAGCTATTTTAAATAACGACCAAGACGAAGTAATAGACGCTATAGGGGATTGTGTTGTAGTTTTAACAAGCATAGCGCACATGAGAGGTGTTACTATTGAGCAATGTATTGATGAGGCTTATAATGTAATATCAAAAAGGAAAGGTAAAATGATTAACGGAACATTTGTAAAAGAAAAAAAATGAGAACATATAAAGCAAAAATTAAAATGAAGGATGACTGGAAAATACAAAATACCGGTTTATTAGGAGAAAAAATATTCAATCTTTGGTTTAATTCAAATTATGAAACTGAAAAATTATTTAAACAATGCGCTGATCGTGATTACGAAGGAATTGATTTTGCAGATGAAAAAGGTTATACGTATCAAGTTAAAGCGACAAGGGCTCGTAGTTATACGTTTAATTGCTATTTAGATGACCTTAACGAGCATTTAAAAAGTGATATATATGTTTTTATACAAATACATGAAAAGTATGCTTATATTGAAAGTTTATATAATAAAAATGAAATACTTAATTTAGCCAGGCAAAGTTTCAAAGAACAAAAATCTTGTTTTGTATACGCTAAAGACTTATTACAGCAAAAATTATTTTAATTATGGAAGGGTGGGTAAAATTACATCGTAAATTTCTTGAGTGGGAATGGTACGATAAATCAGAAACAGTGCATTTATTTCTTCACTGCTTGTTAAAAGCAAATCATAAAAATAAAAACTATAGAGGTAAAATTGTAAATAGAGGCAGTTTTTTAACTAGTCGTGAATTGCTAAGTAAAGAACTAGGATTGACAGAACGACAAATAAGAACATCGTTAAATAGGTTGAAACTGACCAAAGAACTGACCGTTAAATCAAGCAGACAAGGTACTGAAATTCATATAGTTAACTATAGTAAATACCAAATACAGTCCAACAAAGAGTCGAACAGTAGACCAACAACAGACCAACAACAGACCAGTAACAATAATGTTAATAATGAAAATATATACAGATCATTTGAGCATTTGTTTATAACACATGGTCAGTATGAAAAGCTTTTACAATACAATTCTAAAAAACAAATTGATGAGATCTTAGATTCTATAGAAAACTATAAGGCAAATAAGAATTATAAATCGTTATATTTAACAGCTAAAAATTGGCTAAAAAAAGTACCAAAAGAAGAAGAAGATAAATTAGTAGCACAAGCAAAGAAGCATGGTTATGTTAAGTAAAGGAATACACACTAAATATTTATTAGACTATAAACACGGCAGAATAAAACAAGGTTTGCCTATTAATTGTAAGTTAGATGATCACATAGTATTTAAACCTAAACAACTTAATATAATTCTTGGACATGATAACGTAGGAAAAAGTTATTTTGTTTTTTGGTATTTTTTAACACTTGCATTAAAGCACGATTTAAAGTTTTGTTTATGGGCAGGAGAAAATCAGTACGGTCAAATTATGCGTGATATGATTCAGATGTATACAGGTATACCGTTTAAAGAATTACACGATTCACAAATACGCAGCTACTCAACACATCTTGAACAGTACTTTGACTTTGTAGATAATTCAAGACTATACACGCCACAAGAACTTTTAGAAGCTTTTAAAAACACGGATGCAGATTGTTGTTTGATTGATCCATTTACAGGTTTAAGCCGTGAGTATGGATATGAAGGCAATTACAAGTTTTTAAATATGGCACGACAATTTGTAAACGAAACAGGAAAAACAATATACATTAGTACGCATCCAACAAGTGAAAGCGGTAGGCAGGGTAATTTGTTTCCCAAAGGACATATGTGGGATGGTCATTTAAAACCACCTATGGCAGCTTACGTTGAAGGTGGTAAAAGTTTTCTAAATCGTTGCGATGATTTTATTACAGTGCATCGCTTAGTAAAACACGAAACTATGAAATATGTTACTTTAATAAGCGTTGATAAAATTAAAGATCGAGACACAGGTGGTGAACAAACACTTTTAGAAGATTATATTTTTTGTGACTTCAATAGTGGTTTAGGTTTTGAGTTGTACGGTGAAAACCCTTTAAAAAAATTAAGATAAATGGAAAGTTTAGATATATTAAAAGCAAAGATAAACTTACAAACTACGATTATTAAGTTTACAAGTAGTATTGAAGAATTACAAAAGAAGCATCCAGAGCGACACGATTTAATTAATTCAATGCTTGAAAGTTTAGAAGATGTAGCAGAATTTCAATCCGTGTTTATGCAGTTAGAAGAAGAATTTATTTTAGAGTGCAAAACCAATCTACGTTTACAGATGCAAATAAGCGAACAGAAACACGAAATAGATAAATTAAATATTTTAGTAAAAAACTTAAAAGAAGGTATTTAATGCCACGATGTAAACATTGCAAAGAAAAGTTTGAAGCTAAACACTTTAACCAAAAATACTGCTTTAAAAGTGAGTGTGTTCGTGTTTGGGTAGAATCGGCAAAAGTAAAGAATTGGAAGAAAGAAAAGAAGCGACTGAAAGACGAATTAGAAACGGTGCAAAGCTTAACTAAAAAAGCACAAACATACTTTAACGCATATATAAGAGAACGTGATCAACATAAACCTTGTGTAAGTTGTAATAAGCCATTAGGTACAAAGTTCGATGCTGGTCACTACTTTAGTACAAGCCACAAGAACGTAACTTTTGATGAGAATAATGTTCACGGTCAATGCGTTGCCTGTAACCAACATAAACACGGAAACCTACTAAACTATCAAATAGGCATAGAAAAAAGAATAGGTGGCGAAGAACTAATAAAACTACACGAACAAGCACACAAGATAAGAAAGTTTACACGTGAAGAATTAAAAGAAATAATAGAACTATACAAACAAAGGAAAAAAAATTTAAAATAATTTCATTTTATAGTTGTATGTACAAAATAAAGTATTATATTTGTGTATACAAATTAATTAACACACAAAAACATTATGAAAAAGTACAAGCAAAATTTAAGATTAGAAGGAAACAAAGTAATAAGCTATACAACACACGTTGCAACTATTAAAGGAAACGAACTACAGCAGCTTGGTTACTGGTCAATGACTACTCAAAAGCACATAAATTATGTAGCTAAAGAACTTAATTTAAATTTAATCAAATAAATACATTATGAAAAACACACTAATCGAAAGACTGAATATTATTCAGCAAGAACTAAAAGCACCAAAGAATCAATTTAACAAGTTTGGCAATTACAAATACAGAAGTTGTGAGGATATTATGCTAGCCGTAAAGCCATTATTAAATGGTTTGGTGTTGAACTTAACAGATGAAGTAAAAGAAGCTGCTGGATATATGTATATTGAAGCCACGGCTATGATAACCGATGGCAACAAAGTACAAGCAGTAAAAGCACAAGCTGGAATCAATCCAGATCGTAAAGGAATGGACATAGCACAAAGCTTTGGTAGTTCGTCAAGCTATGCAAGAAAGTATGCGCTTAACGGTTTGTTTTTAATTGACGATACGAAAGATGCAGATGTTACAAATACACACGGCAAGGAGAAAAACACGAAGAAAACTTTAACTAAAGCAAGGTTTCAAGATGCACTAAAAGCAGTGCAAGAAGGTACATACACTAAAGACCAACTTAAAAGCCAATACGATTTAAGTGACTTACAACTTAAAGCACTTAAAATATGTTAAAAATAAGATGCAGTGCGTTAGGTAAAATAATGACTAACGCAAGGGGCAAGTCAGAAGTATTGAGTAAAACTTGCAAAACGTATTTACAAGAATTAGCAATAGAAGAAATGTACGGCATTAAGAAAGAGTTTTCAAGCCGTTACACCGACAAAGGCAATATAGTTGAGCAAGAATCAATAGAACTTGCACAAGAGGTTTTAGATCTAGGTTTTATGCATAAAAACGAAGAACACTTTAACAACGATTACTTAACGGGTACGCCAGACGTAAACACGAACGATATACTTTTAGATGTTAAGAGTAGTTACGATGGTAATACGTTTCCATTCTTTGCAGAAGAAATACCAACTAAAGACTATTACTATCAACTTATGGGCTATATGGCACTAACTGGCAAGACTGAAAGCTTACTTGTTTACTGCTTAACAAACACACCAAGCGAAATAATAGAAGACGAAGTAAGGCGTGAACATTGGAAGAATCATTTAATTGATGAAAGCGAAGAACTACGGCAAGAAGTAGAAGCCAAACACAACTTTGACCACATACCTACAGAAAAACGAATCAAGACGTTTGAAGTAAACTATGATGAAGAAGTAATACAAGCAATTTACAAACGCGTAGAAGAATGCAGAGAATACTATAATACTTTAATACAATGAAAACACGAAAAAATGACATCGTTACAATAAGAGTAACACAAGAAGAAAAAAAGCTTTTAAAAGAAAAAGCAAGGCGAGAACGAAAGACGTTAAGCGCATATATTTTAAGTGAAACAATAAATAATAAATAAATGGAACAGAAAGACAACAGTGGTGCAATCTTCAAAAACGATTACAAAAAGACGGAAACGCAACCAGATTACAAAGGCAAAGCAATGGTAGATGGTAAAGAAAAAGAATTAGCTATGTGGCTAAACGAATCTAAAAACGGTAAGAAGTATTTTAGTGTTAAGTTTTCAGAACCGTACCAAGCAGAAGTAGAAGCTGGTTACGGACACAAACCAAAAGAAGATAAAAACGATTTACCGTTTTAATTTGTATCTTTGATTTTTGATTAGGTTAATTTGTATAAGGTAAGCACTCAGCGATGGGTGCTTTTCTTTTTTTAAAAAAAAAACTGTAAAAATGTGTATACAATTAAAAAAAAGTATTATATTTGTATATACAAAAAAACAAAACATTATGAATTACTTTTGGAATTACGATTACAGACACACAATGAGAGACTTAAAAGACAGTGTAAAAAAAGAAGTCTATAACACGCTTATAGAATTCGATTTAGAGCTTAATGGTAAATCAGATTTACACTTTGAATTGATTTGTGAAGTTATTGGTGACTACACAATACAAGGTGAGCCAAAAAACGCAAGAAAAATAAGATTACAAAATTCATATATTCAAGGTCTTATCAACGGATAAGTATAACACAAACAAAAAAGAGAGCGTTCAGAGATGAGCGCTTTTTTTATGCACAACTATTTTTTAAAAGTTTGTTTATACATTATTAGAAAATAATCATTACATTTGTTTAGATACTAATCAATGAACTGGCTTAAAAAAGTTGCAAAATTTCACGATGACTATGTGCGCATAGTTAGAAGTTATGGCGAAGAACTTTACGCTGAAGACATAGTTCAAGAAATGTATTTAAGGCTTGAAAAATATTCGAGCCCTTCAAAAATTTTACGAAAAGACGGAACAGTTAATCGTGCATATATTCATTTTACATTAAGAAATATATTTTTGACTTTAATAAAACAAAGAAAGAAACATCAAAAAGTAAATATAAATGAATGTAGAAACTTAGGTGTTGAATACGAGTATATCGAAAAGCAAGATGCCGAAATGATTTTAGAGGCAAGAATACAAGCTGAAGTAAACACCTGGCATTGGTTCGACCAGCGCATATTTAATATTTATCGAAACGACAAAATATCAATGCGTGAGTTAAGTAAGCAAACACGAATAGGCACAAGCACAATATTTCACACGATTAAGTATTGTAAAGAAAGAATAAAAGAAAACATAGCAGAAGATTACGAAGATTACATAAATAAAGATTACGAAAAGATATGAGCGAACCAAAAAAGAAAACGAGAAAAAAACGAACTACTAAAAAGAAAGAGCCAAAAGGAGTAGGCGACATAGTAGAAACAGTACTTGAGAAAACAGGAGTAGCAGCAGTTGCAAAGTTTGTACTTGGTGAAGATTGTGGGTGTGAAGAACGTAAGCAAAAGCTAAACGAATTATTTAGCAGAACACGAAAGCCAGAGTGCCTACAGGAAGACGAATACAAATGGCTGCACGAATGGTTTACAATAGAAAGAAACACTATTAAGCCAACAGAACAACAAGCACTACTAAAAATATACAACAGAATTTTTAAAGTAAAGCAAAACGCTACAAGTTGTGCGAGTTGTGTTCGTGAAATTATAGAGAAAATGAGAAAAGTTTATTTAACATACGAAGACTAATATGCGACCAAAAAAAATCAAAGACCCAAAAGAATTAGAAGAAATATTTAATAAGTATAAAAGCTACACAAAAACGAATCCAAGATTTAAATATCACCTTAACCAAAGAACAGGTGACATGGTAGGAGAACCACTAGAAGTACCATTAACAATAGAAGGGTTTGAAATCTTCTGCCACGATAAATATAACTTTACTGCAAAGCATTATTTAGAGAATAGTAATAAAGCTTACGAAGAATTTTGTACTATCGCTACACGCATACGTAAAGAAATACGTGATGATCAGATTAAAGGTGGTATGGTAGGGCAGTACAACCCAAGCATAACTGCAAGGCTAAACGCACTAAAAGAGCAAATAGAACAAACTAATATTGAGCAGCCATTATTCCCAGATGTTTCAAAGGACGACAGCAATAAATAAAATACTTGCGTTAAAAAAACGAATCAAGATTGTTCAAGGGGGCACGTCTGCAGGAAAAACCTACGGCATACTTCCTATCTTAATAGACCGCGCTGCTAAAACACCAAACACAGAAATTAGCGTAGTAGCTGAATCAATACCCCATCTTCGTAGGGGTGCTTTACGTGACTTCTTAAAGATTATGAAGGCGATTCATAGGTTTGTAGATGAGCGCTATAATAAAAGCCTTTTAAAATACGAATTCTCAAACGGTAGCTTTATAGAATTTTTTAGTGCTGACGATGCAAGTAAGCTTCGCGGTGGGCGTAGAAGTATCTTATACATCAATGAGTGCAATAGTGTATCGTTTGAATCTTACAACGAATTATCTATACGAACAAAAGACGAAGTATTTTTAGATTACAACCCAACGGCAGAATTTTGGGTGCAAACAGAATTAGAAGGTCAAGAAGATGCAGATAAAATAATCTTAACATACAAAGATAATGAAGCACTTGATATTGGTATTATAAGCCAAATCGAAAAGAACATAAAGAAAGCAGCTACAAGCAACTATTGGAAGAATTGGGTTCGTGTTTATGTAGATGGCGAAATGGGTCAACTTGAAGGCGTTGTATTTAGTAATTGGAAACGAATTGACACAATACCAACTGAAGCAAGATTAATCGGTATCGGAATGGACTTTGGATATACGAATGATCCTACTTCTATAATCGAAGTATACAAACTTAACGAAACACGAATACTAAACGAAATAACATACCAAACAGGTTTACTAAATAGCGACATAGCAAAACTACTTCCTAAAAACGTACCTGTTTATGCAGATAGTGCTGAGCCAAAAAGTATAAGAACAATTCAATTAGCTGGTATTACAATCAAAGGTGTAACAAAAGGCAAAGATTCAATCAACTACGGTATTGACGTTATGCAACGTGAAGATTATTTAGTAACATCACAAAGCACGAACTTGATAAAAGAGTTAAGAAGTTACTGCTGGGACACCGACAAGACAGGTAAACGACTAAACAAACCGATTGACAATTTTAACCACGCTATTGATGCAGTACGGTATCACGAAATGGAAACTTTGGGTATGAATAAGAATTATGGTTCGTATTCAATTTTATAGCACTATTACAAAAACACGAAAAATAAGTTATTAATATATGAAGTTAGATTTACTCTTACCGACATCATTAAGCGAAATACCATTGTCAAGGTATCAAGAATTTATAAAGACAAAAGAAGCATCAAACGATGATGAATTTATTGCACAAAAGATGATTCAAATATTTTGTGGCATAGATTTGAAAGATGTAGGCAAGATAAAAATGAAGCACTTAAACGAACTGATTACACATTTTACAAAAGTGTTTAGTGAAAAGCCTAAACTTATCACTCGCTTTCATATTGAAAATATTGAGTTTGGCTTCATACCAAAACTTGATGAAATTACATTTGGCGAATACGTAGATTTAGAAAACCACTTGCAAAACTGGGAAACATACCATAAAGCTTTAGCAGTTATGTACCGACCAATAAAAGATCAATACAAAGACAAGTATAGTATTGTGGACTACGAACCAAACGAAGATATGCAAGACCTAATGAAGTTTGCGCCTTTAAATGTAGCAATAAGCAGCTCGGTTTTTTTTTGGATTTTAGGAAGCGAATTAATGAATCTTACAATCAATTATTTACAGAAAGAACTGAAGACGATGACTTCCAGCAGTATAGCGAAAGACAAAACTTTTCAAGACAATGGGGATGGTATAATTCAATCTATGCACTCGCTAAAGGAGATGTTACCAGATTTGACGAAGTTACAAGCTACCGACTTACTAAATGTCTCACCTATCTTACATTCGAAAAGCAAAAAAACGAAATCGAAGCAAACGAACTTAAACAACAAATGAGAAGATGAATTATTTTGATATTATAGACAAACTAAAAGCACACTTTGACGCAGACGAATTAGTAAACACGGTTACACAAGGCGATATATTCGAAGTGGACTTGTCAAAACAAACTATTTTCCCCTTAGTTCACTTGATCGTAAACACGGCAACTTTTGAGGATAACGTAATAAGATACAACATTAGCATTTTAGCTATGGATATTGTCGACATAACAAAAGACGAAACCACAAATAAGTTTGAAGGCAACGATAACGAACTATACATAATTAATACACAGTTAGCCGTTCTTAACAGGTGTTATGAGTTGTTAAGACGTGGCACACTATACACCGATGCGTTTCAAGTAGATGGTAATCCAAGTGCTGAATTTTTTACAGAACGATTTGAAAATAAGTTAGCTGGTGCAACATTGACCGTAGATATTTTAGTAGGTAATTCAATGACTATTTGCTAATGGCAGAATTTGAAAACATACAAGATTTATTAAACGACTTTAGAAGCAACGTGATTCGTGAAGCTAAAAGAAACTTAACAAGCCAAAACACTTCTGGTAGATTAAGCAAAAGTTTAAATAGCGTTGTTAAAGAATCTAAAAACAGTATTCAGATTAGTTTTGAGATGGAAGATTACGGCTTTTATCAAGATAGAGGGGTACAAGGTACGAAAGGTGGTAAAAGTTTAGATGGCTACAAATACACGAACAAAATGCCACCACCAAAAGCATTCGATAAGTGGATAGTCAAGAAAGGTTTTAATGATACAATTAGAGATAAGAAAGGTAGATTCGTAAAGCGAAAAGGTTTAGCTTTTATAATAGCAAGAAGCATATTTGAGAAAGGCATAAAGCCAACACTATTTTTTACAAAACCATTTGAAAAATTTTACAAGCGACTGCCAGATGAGTTGGTAGAAAAATACGGACTAGATATGGAAAAACTATTTACACAAATAACAGACGAAAACTTTAAAAGACTAAGCAAATGAATTTAGCACGATCACCGTTTATTGTAGAAATTTCCGAAAGTGGGCAAACAGGTTCTAAAATAGAATTGTTTTTATGGACTACAGGAAGCCAACCAGCATCACCACAATACACACTTGAAAAACTTATACCAGCATCTAACAACGTAAAGACGTTCTACAATGTTTCACCGTACGTTCGTGAGTATTTTACAATGGGTGGCTATAACTACGACACGGCAAACTTTTTTGACACGGCAACGAGTACAAGCTATCTTGTAAACTATGCAATAAAAAGATACAAAAATGTAAGTGGCACTTATACACTTTTAGGAACAGACACAGGTCAATTTGTAAATGGCTATAGTGAATATATGGAAGGGCAAAACACGGTCAAGCAAGATGTTCTATTAGACGAAGGCACATACTTATATCACTACGATAGTTCGTTTAGTACAACGCAAAGAAACGCACTTGCTGGAAGCTTTGATGCTGATTTAGCAGTAGGCGAAAAAATAAAGTACACAAATCTAAGAACAGGAGCAACGCAAATTTATACAATAAGTGCAGCTGGTGTAAAAGTATTCGGAAGAATTTATACAGGCAATCTTGCAGACGGTAACAAGGTAGAAATGATTAACACAAGTGCAGCCGTAGTTTGGACTGCTACATTCAAACCTGTATGTGAGCCAAAGTATAGTCCTATTGTAGTGGACTTTGTAAACAAGTACGGTAGTTGGTCACGAATGTTCTTTATGAAAGTAAACAAAAGAACAACGGCAGTAAAAAGCAACGAATACAAATTTAATCCACAATCATTGCCGTATAGTGCTACGCAAGGTGGTGGTCAAATAAAGCAGTTTAACAAAACAGGAAACGAAAGCATAAAGCTAAATAGTGGCTTTGTAAACGATGGCTACGCAGAATACATACAACAACTAATGTTAAGTGAACACGTAACTGTTTTAGATTTTGACACAAACACGAACGCTTTTCCAAGCAAGGTTAAAACTCAATCACTTGTAAAGCAAACAGGTTTAAACGATGGCACTATGAATTATACACTTGACTTTGATTTTGCTTTTGATCTTATAAACAACGTAACGTAATGAGAGGTGTATCGGTTTACATAGAGGGTGTTAAATTAGATTTGTTTCAAGACGAACAAATTAACGTAACATCTATACAACAAAATGTGCAAGATATAAGCAAAGTTTTTACCGACTTTAGTCAGTCTTTTTCTTGTCCAGCTACTCCGAACAACAACCAAGTATTTGAACACTTTTACCAAAACGATGTAAACGCAACGATTGATTTTAACGTAAGGCGTGAAGCTTTAATAGAAATAGATTTAACTACATTTAGAAGGGGTAAAATAAGCCTTGAAAAAACGGAAGTAAAAAACAACGAACCATATAGCTACCAAATTACTTTTTATGGTGATGTAGCAAGTTTAAAAGATACGTTTGGCGAATCTAAACTTGTAGATATTACTGCATTAAGTAGTACTGATATGAGTTACACATTTGCACAAGTAAGCGCACGAATTACAGATGATGCAACCGAGTACCCTATAAGATTTCCTTTAATAGTTGGCAGAAATTTAACGTATGGCGATGGTGCAAGTACCGATATTAGCCACGGCGCAAGTGGTTCTATACTTTACAATGAGTTGTTTCCAGCAATAGCAGTTTATCAAATATTTAACGCAATACAATCACAATACAATATTACATTTAATGGTTTGTTTTTATCAAATGAAAGATTTAGAAGGGCATTTTTATATTGTCAAAATGCTGAAACGTTTACTTTCAATACTAAGCCTTTGCTTGTCGATATTGCATCGGCAACTGCATTTGCATTTAATAATAATACCTCGTTACTTGCATCTGATTATTTTAGTTTAGCAAACGATACTTTAACACTATCTCAATACGTACCTTCAGTAACTTTCCCAACGGTCACTTCAGCTGGTGGCACCTATGTTAATGCTAAGCACATAATAAATTTATCACTAACAAATGCAACGGCTGGTGTAGATGCATTTATTGACGTTTACGAAAACGGCAGCTTAATAAATTCGTATGATGTTAGTTCAAGTAGTGCTTTACAAATTCAGCGTAGTAATGATAATTTAAATACTTCAAGAGAATTTAAGTTTTTTATACGTTCTACGGCACCAATGACAGGCATTATGCTTATACAATACAAACAAAGTGCAACGTATTTTTATAGTGGTGGTTCGGATTTAGTTAGCAATCAATTTACAGCAACGGCATCTGTGGCAACTACGGCAACTTTAAGCGTATTAAACTACTTGCCAGATATGAAAGTAGTAGACTTCTTTAAAGGGATTCTACAGATGTTTAATTTAACTTGTTACGGCACTTCTAAAGACGTTTATCAAATAGAACCCTTAGATGACTGGTATCAAAAAGGTGCTATTGTAGATATCACAGAATTTACCGATATAAAAAGTATTAATCTTGACCGTGTTAAGCTATTTAAAAACATTAGCTTTAAATATCAAGAAAGTGAATCAGCAACCAACGAAGCGTTTAGAGATATTACAGGTGGACGCGACTATGGAAACACAAGCGAGTTATTTGATTACGATGGGGGCGAATATAAAATAGATTTGCCGTTTGAAAATATGATGATGCACAAATTTACCGATACTGATTTGCAAGTAGGTAAAAGATTGAATACGGATATTGAAACATATATACCAAAGCCAATGATTATGTACGCTTATGACACTACCAGCGCACAATGGAATTTTAACGATGGCAGTTCAATTACTGCAATGAATACATATATACCTTTCGGACAAGATCTACGGTTAGGCACTACAGACTTTACACTAAACTTTAACGCCGATATAAGCACGTTTCTTTTAGAGCCTGTACAACAAACTTTATTTGCAGTTTATTATGCTCAGTATTTAAGCAACTTATACAACCTTAAAAACAGAAGAACCAACGTAAAAACGAATCTACCTATAAGCCTACTTACAGGACTTGAACTAAACGACCGTGTGATAATTCGTGACAAGCGTTATATGATCGAATCAATGAAAAGCAACTTAAACACAGGTGATGTTGATTTAGTTTTGATTAACGACTTCAGAGAATTAATTGCAGATGGTGGCATAGTGCCAGAAGTAATAATTCCAGATAATAGCGCGCAATGTTTAAACATAGATATACTATTTCCAAACGATGCAGTAAGTGCTACGGTAACAACAACGACAAGTGGTGTAACAATAACACCAAGCACTTTTACAAGCGAAGGTAGAACGCGAGTTTGTTTACCTGTAAATACGGCTACTGATGTATTCGTAACAGAAGACGGAACAGATGACATTACAGATGAAAACTCAGGTAGTATCGCAACTAAACAATTAAGAACTGAGGGTGCAAATGACACCGTAATTATCTTAGTAGTTACATATACATTTAGCAACGGCACAACGGCAGCAAATCAAATATTTATACAACAAGAAGGATAATGTTAAAACACATAATAGATTTACTACAAATAGACGAATTTTACGAAGGCAGTCACGATGTACAAATAGCAAAGGGATTGTATCATTATGAAACAGGAATAAAGGCGATATACAAGCAAAAGAAAAGAAAGCAACTTTTAAAAAACAAGAATAAAAAAGATTCATAATGGCTACAAAAAGAACAGTTCAAATTGACATTGAAAACAATGCAAACAAGACCACAAAGGATATTAATAATTTAAACAAAAGTTTAAATAATAGTAAGAAAGCCTATGATGCTGTTTTAAAAAGTGGAGATAGCTATGAAAAGCAATTAAAAGATATTGACAAAATTGTCAAAACAGTGCCTCTGAATGTGAGGGATATGAATAAGCAAATACAAGCTTATCAATCTATTGCGTTAAGTGCCGGTAGAGAAACCCCTATAGGTCGTGAAGCTTTAGAAAAAGCGTCTCAGTTAAGAGATAAATACGTTGATATTCAAAACGAAACTAAACGGCTTGCTGATGACCATAGAAACTTAAATGGTGTAATGGAGTTAGCTTCTATTGGGGTTGCTGGTTATGGAGCAGTGCAAGGAGCAATGGCTTTGACAGGTGTTGAATCTGAAGCACTTCAGAAATCAATGCAAAAATTAATGGCTGCTCAAACACTATTAAACTCTGTTAATACAATAGCAAAATCACTTGAGAAAGAAAGTGCTTCAATGCTATTATTAAAGGACCTAAGACTAAAAGCCTTAACAGTGTCTCAGACTATATACACAGCCGTAACAGGCAAGTCTACTCAGGCAACTAAATTGTTCAAAATAGCCTTAGCTAGTACAGGAATAGGTCTTGTCGTTGTAGCAATAGGATTGCTTATAGCTAACTTTGATAAGTTACTAGGTATATTCACACCTGTTATTCAGAAGTTTAAAGACTTAGGGGATGCAATAGGATTGAGTGACTTTGCAGGAGAGGAAAGGTTTGAGGCTGAACAAAAAAGACATAAGCAAAGCATGGCTAATGCCACTAATGAGATAGCCAAAATAGATGCTGTTATAAGCAAAGAAAAGGAACGTCAGGGACAAATTGAGTCAGTCTTTGCATTAGAGCTAAAGAGAGCAAAAGGCAACGCAAATGAGATAGCCAGAATTGAGGGTGAACTTAATCAATCCAGGCTAGACAGTTTGGATGAGACAGAAAAGCAAACTAGAGATAAGATTAAGGCACGTATAAAGCAGGAAGAATCAGGCTTAGCAGTGTTTCAAAGTATTGTAGATAGGCAACGTGAGATAGGAAGAACTGACCATGCAAAAGAATTAAGCGAAATATCAAAAAGGTCTCAGGTCATTAAGAAGCTCAAGAAAGGACTTGCATCGGGTGAATTGGCTGAGTTAGTTAATCTTAATGTAGAGAGAGGCAATATTGAAGTTGATTATCAACAGGGTGTTATTGAGCGTCAAAAAGAAGCTAACGACAAATATAAAAAAGGACTTCAGGACAGGGCTAATGCTGAAAAAAGAATAAGAGACTTAGAAAATCAGCTTTTAGAGGATGGCATTAATAAGGAAATTCAAATTAATGAAGATAAATTCAAAAGATTAAGAGAAAACACAAATAAAAATGTCAATCTTAATGCAGCTGAAAAAAAGAAGCTTGTTGAATTATTAACAGAACAAGAGGAGAAAGCTGTTCAAAAAATTAAAGACAAATACGACAAAATTGACAGTGACAGAGAAAAGAAACGTCTTGCAAATATTGAAAAGCAAAACAATGACTTTTTAGATACCATTGAAGCAATACAAGAGCAGAATTATCAAAACACATTATCAGACCAAGAGAGAGAATTATTAGCAGTCCAGGACAAATATTTTGCACTTGAAGAGGCAGCTCAAGGAAATGCAGATGCTTTAAATGCAATAGAGATAGCGCGACTTAATGAGGAAAATGATATATATAATAAATTTCAAAAACCACTAGATGATAAAAAGATTGCAGATGAAAAGGCAGTTGCAGATGCAAAAAATACAATACGAGACAAACAAATTGCAAACGTAGAGGCTGGCATTTCTTTATTAAAAGATGTTGCAGGAAAAAATAATAAACTTCAAGCTTTGGCAATAGCAGCGGAAAATGCAGTTGGTATTGCTAAAATAATTATAAGCACACAAGCAGCAAATGCAGCAGCTAAATTAAAATACGCGGCCATTCCAGGTGGTTTAGCTTTGGCAGCAGCAGAAATAACAGCAAACAAAGTAAGTGCTGGAATTGGTATTGCAGCATCAGTGGCAGCAGCAGCAAAAGGAATCGCATCCTTAAAAGCAAGTGCAAGTTTAGATAGTGGTGGCAATTTAGGTGGTGATGGAGCGGGGGGTGGCGCAGCAGTTGCACCATCTTTCAACGTAGTAGGTGATTCAGGAATCAATCAAATCGCTTCACTACAACAGCAGCCCGTTCAGGCTTTTGTAGTAAGTGGCGAAGTAACTACAAGTCAAGCTTTAGACAGAAACAGAGTTGAAAATGCAACATTATAAACGAATAAAAGTTATTATAATATGAGAATAGTTGAATTAATTATTGATGAATCAGATGAGCAAAGTGGAATTGAGGCGGTGTCGCTTGTACATTCACCAGCAATAGAAGAAAACTTTATTGCATTGAATAAGCAAGAGGTACTACTCAAAGAAGTAGACAAAGAAAAGCGTATTCTTATGGGTGCTGCTTTAGTGCCTAATAAACAAATCTATCGCAAGAACGATAAAACAAACGATGAGTATTATATCTACTTTAGTGCTGACACGGTGCGCAAAGCCTCAGAACTATTTTTTAAGCGTTCTAACCATCAAAACGCAACCTACGAGCATAAACAAAACATTAACGGAACTACAATTGTCGAGAGTTGGATCGTTGAATCCACGAAAAAAGATAAAAGCGCACACTACGGTTTAAACGTGCCAGAAGGTACTTGGATGATCAGTATGAAGATTGATGACGAGCAACTATACAAAGAGGCGAAAGAGGGTACTATAAAAGGCTTTAGTATAGAGGGTTATTTTGCAGATAAATACGATATGACTAAAGAAGAAACCTTTGAAGACTTTGAAAAAGAAATTGTAATAGACGAATTAAAAGAATTACTACAAAAACAAGAATTAGAATCATATAGCGATTATCCACAGAGCGTAAGAAATAATGCAAAGCGTGGTATAAAATTAAATGAAGCTGTAAACAATAAATGTGCTACTCAGGTTGGAAAAGTTCGTGCACAGCAGTTAGCTAATGGCGAACCTGTAAGCGAAAAAACTATTAAGCGTATGTTTTCGTATTTAAGTAGGGCAGAAACTTACTACGATGCAGGTGACAAAGAATCGTGCGGTTATATTTCTTATTTGCTATGGGGTGGCAAATCGGCAAAGACTTGGGCTGAATCTAAAATTAAACAAATAGAGCGTGAAGACTTAGCAAGTATGTTAGTAGATGAAGACTTTGCAATTATAGATGACCGTTTAGCTTATTCATCTAAAGACAAGGCAGAAGAAGCTGCAAAAGATTTAGGTGTTGAGGGTGTACACGAACACGAATACGAAGGCAAGACTTGGTATATGGTAGGCGAAACGCATAACGTTGATATGTATGATGATTGCCCAGAAGGCTATGAAAAGGTAAATGGCAAATGTGTTAAGAAATGAAAAAAAAACGAACGAAAGAAACACAAGGTAAATCAAGCCCAAAAGGCGGCAAAAGAGGTTGCTTATGTAAAGACAATACATACTCTTCAAAGTGTTGTGATGGCACACTTAGAGCACAGGGGATAGGCAAGGTTTAAAACAAAAATGAAACAAACAATTTAATAAAAAGTTATTATAAAAAGACTAATAAATAAAAAAGATGAAAGATAATTCAATATTAAACAAGGTAAGAGAACTTCTTGGAATGGAAGTTAAATTAGGCACACGAAAATTAGATGATGGTGTAACAACTATTGAAGCAGAAGAATTTGAAGCTGGTTTTCAAGTTGTAATTGTAACAGAAGACGAACAAAAAATTCCATTACCTGTAGGCGAATACAAATTAGAAGATGGCTTGATGCTTGTTGTAGCTGAAGAAGGTTTAATTGCTGAAATCAAAGAAGCTCAAGAAGAAGTTGTAGAAGAGGTTGTTGAAGAAGAAGTGGTTGAAGAAGAAGTTGAAGCATCTGTAGAAGAAGCTAAACCAATTAAGAAAACAGTTGAATCAATCGTGAAAGAAACTTTCTTTTCTGAAATAGAAACTTTGAAAAAAGAAAACGAAGAATTGAAATCTAAATTAGAAAAATTCTCTAAAGTAGAAAACAACGAAAACACGAATGAAGAAGTAGTTGTAGAAACTAAAGAAGAAGTTGTTGAACTATCTGAAGAAAAAGAAGTAGAAGCAGCAGCTAAACCAATAGTACACAATCCAGAAAACAAAGAAGCGAAAATAGGCAAAACAATTTCACCAAATCGCAAACGTACAATTATGGACACCGTATTATCAAAAATAAATAACGCAAATAATAATTAATAATTAAATAATAGAAATATGGCTAATACCGTAACAGGAAGCACTTATGCTGGAGATTTCGCTGGACAATTTGTAGCAGCAGCTCTTTTAAGTGCACCGACAATCGAACAAGGGTTAATTACTGTTCTCCCGAACATTCATTACAAAAGGGTAATGAAGAAAATCAGTACAACAGGAAACGTATTGGTAAACGCAACTTGCGACTTCGACCACAATATGGATGTCGATGTGGCAGAACGAGTTCTTACTCTCAAGGAGGTACAAAGCAACGTGCAATTGTGTAAAAAAGACTACCACCAGGATTGGATTGCTGCTCAAGCTGGATATTCAGCTTACGAAGATTTACCAGCAGACTTCAAATCATTTATGTTAGCACACGTTGCTGGAATGGCTGCTGCTTCTATCGAGACATCGATTTGGGAGGGTGCTTCTGGAACAAGTGGACAATTCGATGGTTTAGTTCCATTGGCTTTGGCTGATGCAACTGTTGTTGATGTAGCGTCTCACGCTGCCGTAACTGCTGCAAACGTAATCGATAAATTAGGATCTATTGTAGATGCAATTCCTTCTACAGTTTATGGTGCTTCTGACTTGACTCTTTATGTATCAAGAAATATCGCTAAAGCTTACATCCGTGCTTTGGGTGGATTTGCTACTGGTGGTTTAGGCGCTAATGGTGTTGACGGAAAAGGAACAACTTTCTTTGCTGGTCAAAACCTATCTTTCGATGGTATTCCTGTAGTTGTTGCTAACGGAATGGCAGATGATACTGCTATGGCTGCTCAAACTTCAAACTTGTTCTTCGGATGTGGTTTGTTAAGTGACATTAACGCTGAAGCTAAATATATCGATATGGCAGAAATTGACGGTTCGCAAAATTGCCGAATCATTCTTCGTATGTCAGCTGGTGTTCAGTATGCAATTGGTTCAGACGTAGTTCTATACCACGCATAATAATATAAACTAGAATTAAGAAAGGGTGGGTAAAATTGCCTACCCTTTTTTATTCATAAAAATTAAAAAAAATGAGTTGTGATATTACAAATGGTCGTGTAGAAGAATGTAAAGATAGTGTATCAGGTTTAAAAGCCATCTACTTTGCAAACTTTGACGACCTTGACACAGACAACATCACTTACGATGCTACAAACACGGACACCATAGATACTTGGGTTCCCGCTTCACTTATTACTCTATACAAGTACGAACTAAAGTCAAACGAAAATTCGTTCACGACTGCCGTTCAAACTTCACGTGACAATGGAACGACATTCTTTGAGCAAACACTTGCTATTTCTTTAAAGAAACAAGACCAAGCTATGCACAAGAATATTAAGTTACTTGCTTACGGTAGACCAAGAATTATTGTTCGCACTATGACAGACCAATTTTTCTTAATGGGACTTGCACAGGGTTGCGATACAACTGCTGGAGAAATTAGCAGTGGTGCGGCTTTGGGAGATTTTAATGGGTACAAATTGACCTTCGTTGCAAGTGAGGTTCTACCATCCAATTTTATTGATGTTTCTACGGAAGCAGCTTTAAAAACAGCTTTTGCTGATGCTTCTGGAGCAGATGCTTCAATAGCTACTACATAGGTTTTTCTTTTCCTTTCATAATGTAAGA